GAATGGTGCTAGAGTTCATACTTCTGAGTTTGAACCTAAACAACCACAATTAGATCCTAAACCTTACACAGCAGATCCTCAAGGTTTACCTCATCCAAGACCTGCACGAGTAGAACCTGCAACTGTAGATTTTTTAAACGATAATCCTTTCACAACTATTGGATCTTCAACTTTGGTTACTGTTGCTCAAACAAACAGCACAATGTTAACAGATGATGCTGTAAGATTTCAAGCAGTTAAAAATCCTGTCGGAGGAGTTACAACAAACACTCTACAATTAGGAACAACATTAAATGGAGACATTACAACAACAGCCAACACCATAGTTTTAAATGACGCTTCTATTTTTCCAACTTCAGGATTTGTGGTGATTGAAAAAGTTCATGCTCAAGACGGTACAGTTGATGCCGGAAGAATTGAAGATGAAACTGTTCAGTACACAGGAGTTTCAGGAAACAGTTTAACAGGCTGTGTTAGAGGGACAGCTGCTCCGTTTAGAGGAAAAACTCCACCAAACACAACAGCTAGAACTCATTCAAATGGAGCTAAAATTTTTGGAAGCTATAAAATAACAATGATTGAAACTTCTATTCCTTACACAGGACAGCCATCTACTTTACCTAGAACCAATAGTTTTACTTTTAATTTAAAATCTAACGCAACATCAACAGAAACAGGAGGCGGTCTTGAAGTTTTGGTAGGACCTGTTAATGTAAGAGCATGACATACGATGAATTAAAAACAAAAATTAGAGACTATACAGAAGTAGACAGTAATGTTTTTACTGATACTATTATAAATGGTTTTATTGAAGATGCTGAGTTTAGACTTTTAAGAGAAGTTGATTCTGATAATAATAGATTTTACGCTACAGCTACTTTGACTGTAGATCAGAGATATGTTAAAACTCCCGATGATCTTTTAATAGTTAGATCTGCTCAAATTGTAGACTCAAGTGGTGTAGGAGCAGGCACTGAAAGAGACTTTCTAGACTACAGAGACACCAATTTTATGGCAGAATATAACAAATCTGATGCTACAGGAGTTCCAAAATACTATAGCTACTGGGATGAAGAGCATTTAGTTTTTGCCCCGGTCCCTAATGCTACTTACTCAATTCAATTAAATTATATCTTGAAACCACAAGGATTATCGAGTACAAATGCTACTACATACCTAAGTCAAAAATTTCCCAACGGCTTATTGTATGCTTGCCTAGTAGAGGCGTACGGCTTCTTGAAAGGGCCACTTGACATGCTCCAACATTATGATAAAAAATACGTTGAAGCAGTCAAAGGATTCTCAATAGAGCAAATGGGAAGACGAAGACGAGACGAATATCAAAGTGGTGTTCCTCGAATTGGAAAACAATAAGGAGTTTTATGGCAATAACACAAGCAGTATGCAGCAGTTTTAAAAAAGAACTTTTAGACGGAGATCATAGTTTTTCATCAGCAGGTGGAGACACTTTTAAACTAGCACTCTATACATCAGCAGCTACTTTAAATGCAAACACAGCAACTTATCCAGGAGACAGTACGGGAAACCAAGTTGCTAACTCAGGCACTTACACTCAAGGCGGTAAAGCATTAGTCAACACCGGAACTTCAGTAGCTTCAGCAGTAGCAATAACTAACTTTGCTAATTTATCTTTCACAGGTGTAACTCTTACAGCAAGAGGTGCATTAATCTACAACACAACTATGGGATCAGGTTCAGGTACAACTGACGCTGTAGTAGTTTTAGATTTTGGTGCAGATAAAACTGCAACATCAGGAACGTTTACTATTCAGTTCCCAGCATTCACAACATCAGCAGCGATATTAAGAATATCCGGATAATAGGAGAAACCTCCTATGGCGGATAAAACATACACAGTAACAGTCGCAACTGGAAATCGTTATCCGTCTGGTTCAGGCACCGGAAGCGTTTATTATTTAGATGGTGTTCGTGATTTAGATATTACTTGGATTCAAGGAGCTACCTTAAGATTTAATCAAGACGATTCATCAAACGATAATCATCCATTATTATTTACGAACGATTCATCAAATCCTAACTCTGGAAGAATTGAAACCGGAGTTGTTTATAATTTAGATGGATCAACCGTCCCTTATTCTGATTATGCTAGCGGATCTTTTAATTCAGCAACAACTCGATACGTAGAAATTACACCTGCAAGCGCACAAGATCTATTTTACTATTGTTATTATCATGGAATAGCAATGGGAGGAGAACTAGATATTATTAGTAACGCATGGAGTGCTCTTTCCTGGGGAGAAGGACAATGGAATGATCAAGGTTCCACAGCTATATCTCCAACAGGAATTGGAACAACTATTTCTTTAGGTTCAACTACTATTGATGCTAACGTAGAATTAGGTTGGAGTAGAGAAGCTTGGGGTCAACAGGTTTGGGGTGATAATGAAAATTTAGTAAATGTTGATTTAACAGGAATTGGTTTAACAGCTAATCTTGGATCAGTAACCATTAATAGTGAAATAAACATTGGTTGGGGTAGAAAAGCTTGGGGAGATTTAAGTTGGAGTGTAAGTTTTGCTAACGAAACAGCAGAACCAACTGGAATAGGCATGTCAGCTACCCCTGGTTCAGTATCCATAGCAAATGAAGTTAACACTGGTTGGGGACGAGCTAATTGGGGTGAATTAGGTTGGGGTATACCTGGAACTACACTCGTTCAAGGTTTTGGTTTAACAGCTAACCTTGGTTCTGTAACAACGACAGAAGAAGTAAATATTGGTTGGGGCAGAAAAGAATGGGGTCAAGGTTTATGGAACAACGATGGAAATGATCAAGCTGATTTAGTAGGATTTGGTTTAACATCTGTTCTTGCTGATGTAGGAATATCTACTGAAATTAACGTAGGTTGGGGTAGAAAAGCTTGGGGAGATTTAGACTGGGGTGGAATATCTGATTCGATACAAGTAGCACCTACTGGAATAGGTATGACAGTAGCTCTTGGAACCGCTGTAGGAACACCAAATACTATTGCATCTCCTTCAGGAATAGCCTTGACAAGTACAGTCGGTAGTGTAAGTTTAACTGGAACGGGGACGGTAACTTTAACAGGAAACAACTTGACAACGTCCACTGGATCGCTTAATGCTTTAATCTGGGAAACCGTTGATACCGGCACAACCGCCACGTGGAGAGAGGTTGACACCGCAGCTTAAATTTAATAAAAATAAAACTATAGGAATAAAATTATGGCGAATTCAACATCAAGTTTTTTGAAACTTACAGTCCAAGCAACCGGTGAAAACTCGGGAACATGGGGACAAATTACAAATACAAACTTATTAATCGTAGAGCAAGCGATTGCTGGTTATGAAGCAGTAGCTCTTAATGCTACAACAGGTGCAACATTAACAGTTTCAAATGGCGCGGTTTCCAATGGAAAAAATGCAGTATTACAATTAACTGGAACTATTACAACGAATGTTAACGTAGTTGTTCCTGTAGTAGAAAAAGTTTATATCGTAGACAATGCCACTTCAGGCGCTTACTCAGTAACAGTCAAAACAACTTCAGGATCTGGAGTAGTATGGGCTGCAGCTGACAAAGGCACGAAGATGGTCTATGGTGATGGTACTAACATTGTAGATACAGCTTTCACAGAATTATCTTCAGACTTCTCACCACAACTTTCAGCTGACTTAGATACTAACGGTCAAAATATTATCATCGATAATACAAAAGCTATCTTAGACGAAAACTCTAATGAGCAAATTAAATTTGCTACAACAGGTTCAGCTGTTAACGAATTTTCAGTTACCAACGCTGCAGCAAGCGGCAGTCCTGCACTTTCAGTGACAGGTGGTGACACAAACGTTGACATGACATTAACACCAAAAGGAACTGGTAGAGTTACACTTAATGGCGGTGGAAAAATTCAACAATTAGCAGAAAAAGTAACTATCGCTGCAACTGGTACGACTGGAACAGTAAACTATGACGTGATCACACAAGCTGTTCTTTACCACACAACAAACGCTGCAGGTAACTTTACAGTTAACATTAGAGGCGATGGTTCTACAACTTTAAATAATATTATGGATACGAATGAATCAATCACGGTCGCTTTCTTAGTGACCCAAGGTGGAACACCGTATTATAATAGCGCGGTAACTGTCGACGGATCAGCAATTACTCCAGAATGGCAAGGTGGATCTGCACCTACAGGTGGAAATGCTAGTTCTATCGACGTTTACACATACACTGTTATTAAAACTGGTGATGCTACATTCACAGCGTTAGCAGCTCAAACACAGTTCGCGTAATAGAATAGGAGAAGAAAGATGCCTTTATTAGGAACATTTGGAGCAGCCTCAGCAAAAGGACTTGGTCTCACATCAGGAGGGGGAGTCCCGTTTGATGTAAAATATTTAGTAGTTGCAGGTGGCGGTTCTGGAGGATTACAAGCAGCAGGCGGTGGTGGAGCAGGTGGTTATAGATTAAACACAGGTGAAACTTCAGGCGGTCAATCATCATCAGAAGCAGCATTAGAATTAGTAACAGGAGAAGATTATTCAATCGTAATCGGAGCAGGAGGAGTATCAGCTCCACCAGCACCAACTTATCCAGTTACAACACCTCCAACACCAGGAACTGATTCAACTCTTGCTACTATTACTTCCACAGCAGGTGGAACAGGCGGCGGATATGCTGCACCAACAAATCCTGACGTATTTGGTCAAGGAGGTTCTGGAGCAGCAAATTCTTCTGGAACTGTTTATCCAGGTATAACTGGTCAAGGATCTGCAGGCGGAAACTTCGTACACTCTGGTCCAGGTTATGCTGGAGGCGGTGGCGGTGGAGCCGGCGGCGCTGGCGGTGACGGCGGAGCTAGTGGCGGTGCTGGCGGAGTTGGAGAAGAAAGTGATATAACAGGTTCAAATGTTTTTAGAGCTGGAGGCGGTGGCGGCGGCGGTCGTATACCAATGTCAGCTGGATCAGGCGGTAATGGCGGCGGCGGAGCAGGAACAAACTCAAGCCCGAATGCAGGTGGTCCAGGCACTGCAAATACTGGCGGTGGCGGCGGTGGAGAAGGTTATTCTCAAGCTGCACACGGTGGCGGCGGTTCTGGTGGTTCTGGATTTGTTGCTATTAAAGTTCCAGATTCAATTACAGCTACTTTTAGTGCAGGAGTTACATCAAGTTTAAATTCAGGAGTCTCTGGATATAGAATTTACTCAGTTACAGCTACTTCAAGTGGTAGTGAAACGGTAACATTTGAGAAAGGTTAATTATGGCTCATTTTGCTTTATTAGATAAAAATAATATAGTTCAAGCAGTTTTCTATGGAAGAGATGAAGATAATGGCAAAGAAGCTGAAATATCTTTAAGAACAGGAGATACTTATAAACAAACTTCTTACAATACTAAAGGTGGAAAGTATTACGAATGGAAAGGCGGCTCTTATGGGTTAGCTGAAGATCAAAGTAAAGCATTTAGAAAAAATTATGCAGGCATTGGACATACTTATGATGCTGAGAGAGATGCTTTTATTGCTCCTCAACCTTTTCCGTCTTGGCAATTAGATGAAACTTCATGTACTTATAAACCACCTCATGAACCAAGAGCTTTGACTGAAGAAGAATTCTACGCTTCAAAAAGATGGCGATGGGATGAGGAAACATATGTTGCTGATAATACTAAAGGTTGGGTCATGCAACTATGGAATGAAGATAATAAAAGCTACGAAGATATTACCGAATAGGATTACCTTGAGGATATCCTAAACAAGGCCTACCATCAAATCTGTTTTTAATTCCATAAGGACCATTTATATCGTTCCAGTGCATAAACGCTTGAACACATTTTCTTCCTTTAAATTCTTCTCTCCAATGTGGTAAATCAAAACCCTTATAAATTAAAATATCTGATTCTTTTAAATCTACTTTTTTTCCATCAACGAAAATTGGCCATTTATCTCCTCCAAAAAAAATAGTAGATGAAATTTCACACGCAGGTCTGTCTGTATGTTTTTTTAGAATTGATCCGTTTTCATAAATCCTAAAATAACAATAGGTAGGAACAAGTTTTAATTTTGTTAACTTTTCCATTTTTGGTGTTAATTGCGCACATAAAGTTTCTATTACAAGATCTCCATAACAAGAATAAGAATGATCCTTCCATTTGCTTTTATCTTTTTCAAAGCCATTCATTTGACCATCACCAAAAACACCAAAATAATCATGAGGTTTTACTAAGTTATTTTGATACATATTTATTGTTGCGTTTTCTTTTAACAATAAATAAGTACATATGAAGTCACACAATTCTCGACTTATAGCGTTCTTAACTATTTGATATCCATTTTTTTTAAAACTCATTTTATATTTTTTCCTGTTACCCAACCAACTAATGAAAATCTTTCTCCTCTTGTTACAGGTGTTACTTGATGTAAAACGTAACTTGGAAACATAATTATAGCTGATAATTCTTTAACCATTTTTGTTCCTTGTGCTCCATCAAATAAAAGTAAATCACCTCCATCAAATTCTCTAGGATCATTTAATATAATAGAAAAAGATAATCTTCTAATAATATAATTATAGTGTTTATCTATATGAGCACCATAATGACCACCTGGTGCTTGATAATGTGTAAATTGTAAACCTTCATTTAATCCATGAATATCAAATTTAAAAGAATTGTCATTTATATGAACAACAAATTTTCTTACTCTTTCAAATATCCATTTATATTGTTCTTCGGGTCTTATCCATGAAACATCGCTTTTTCTAATTTTTTTATCACCTTTAGTATTTCCTACTAAACCGGCATTTTGTAAATTTAAAGATTTACCAATTTCTATTATTTTAGAACACTCTTCTTGAGTAAAAACATTTTTAGCAGTGGTATATAATGGTGTCGTATCTTGCTCGAATGCGTAAAACATATATATCTTTATTGTATTTATTCTAATACAGATATATACTATAATCAAATTGAAAGTAAAATAATATTTATATGAACAAAATTACAATTGTAGGAGGCGGTTCAGCTGGATGGATGACTGCTTCTACTTTAATTAAAGCATTTCCTGAAAAAACTATTACATTAATTGAATCACCTAACATACCTATCGTTGGTGTGGGAGAAAGTACGATAGGAGGAATAAGAAATTGGACAAATTTTTTAGGAGTAAAGGATAAACAATTTTTATCAAAAACTGACGGCAGTTATAAATTAAGTATAAAATTTACAGACTTCTATCAAAAAGGTGAAGCGTTTCATTATCCTTTTGGTACGCCTTATCATCATGAAAATTATTATAGAAAAAATGATTGGTATTTCAAAAAAATTATGATGCCTAAAACACCTGTATATGATTACGCCGACTGTTTATATCCACAGATGACTTTAGTAAATCAAAATAAAATGTCTTATAATATTAAAAATCAAATACCTTATTTTAAGTTTAATGAAGATACAGCTTTTCATTTTGATGCAACTAAATTTGGTATATGGTTAAGAGATAATTTTGCTATACCAAAAGGTGTTATACATATAAAAGAAGATATAAAAACAATAGAAAAAAATAAAGATGGTATAAAGTCTTTAAATAATAAACACACAGCTGATCTTTTTATAGATTGCACTGGTTTTAAATCTTTGCTTTTAAGTAAAGAATTAGAAGAACCATTTGAGTCATACGAAAATTTATTACCAAATAATTCAGCTTGGGCAACTAGAGTACCTTATAAAAATAAAGAAAAGCAACTGGTAAGTTATACAAATTGTACAGCTTATAATAATGGATGGATTTGGAATATTCCTTTATGGTCAAGAATGGGTACAGGTTATGTGTATTCTGATAAATTTATAGATGATGATTCTGCGTTAAAAGAATTTCAAAATTATCTTGGAACAAAAGAATTAGAATTTAGAAAGATAAAAATGAGAGTAGGTATACATAAAAGATTATGGGTTAAAAATGTATGCGCAATAGGTTTAGCAGCTGGTTTTATAGAGCCATTAGAAAGCAATGGTTTATTTTCTGTTCATGAATTTTTATTTGCTCTCATGAGAAATTTATCAAGAGGTAAAGTATCTCAATGGGATAAAGATAATTTTACCGCAGAATGTAAGTTTATGTTTAGAAGTTTTGCTGAGTTTGTAGCGTTACATTATGCTTTATCTCATAGAATCGATACTCCATATTGGCAATCGAATTATAATAAAACATGGTGTGAAGATTTAATTAATCTTAAACCTTTTCTTACTAATGCTTTTAGTGAATCAAGTTATAATAGAATACATGATTTTGAATTTAAAGACACAGCAGGTATTCATTGTATTGCTACTGGTATGCATTGGAATCCCACAGATTTAAATTTAATGCTTTATAAAAGTCACCTCGATAAAAATAAATTATTTGATACTTGGTTACCTTTCGTATTGAATTTAGATAAGAGAAAAGAAAATTGGAATAAAGCAATAGCAAGTGAATTAAGTTTAAATAAGTTTTTAGAAAAAGAAATTTATGCAAATAAATAATTACTTAGATACAGGTGGAATTATCATAAGACCTAATTTTTTTAAATTAGATGTATTTAATAATTTTATAAAATATCTTAACAAAGTAAAACATACACCTACATACCAACCTAGTAGATTATATTATGGTAACAGATTTCAAGCATATCCTTGTTATGATTATCAAATTACTAATAGTCAATATGGTAATATTATTAAAAAAGAAATAGAAAAATTTTTAAATGTAAAAGTAAAATATTACAAAGCATATTCACGAAAAATATTAATGGAAGAAATAAAAAAATCTCAATATAATCGTGCTTATGGTGGAATACATCAAGATGATGAATTAGCTAAATATGCTGCTGTCTTACATTTAGATCAGTCGTTTGATGGTGGAACAGCTTTTTTTGAAAGACCTCACGATAATAAACCAGATATTTATTTAAGTGCATTTACAAATAGATTAGTTCTTTACAAAGGTAAAAGATTTCATGCGCCTTGTAATGATTTTACTTTCGAAGTAAGAAATATTATTGCTATATTTTTAGATTTTTAATTACCAAGGTTTTCTACCTATATAATTAAAAGCAATAGCATATTTAAATTCTTGTTCTAAACCTGGTTTAGAATAGTGTTTAAGTATAGGATCAAATAAAACTAATTTTCCTTTTTTAGGTTTAATTTTTAAATCTAATTCGGGAAAATATGTATGTTGATTACTATCATTTAAATACAATATTCCAGAAAGTTCCATACCTTTATGATCATGTTTTTTAGTGTTCTCAAATAAAGAAGTTCGAACACCCCATGCTTCATGTAAATCATATTGAGGTAATTTAATTTTACTATCAATAAAGCTAGTTATCATTTGAGATATAATTTTAAAATCTAAATCATTTACAAAGTAATTCCATGTTGTCATACCACCATCTACATTAGTTTTATAATTAAGATTAGTATAAGATTTGATACCTTCCTCTATTTTATCTATAAAATATTTAGCGTGTACATCAAATTTAAGTTCAAAAAAGAAAACGCCTTTTTCTATTTTTCTTTCTATATGTTTTTCTACTGTATACATTAAGAGCATTGTTATTAGCATAAATAAGATATATCTTCAAGTGCATCAAATGATAGTAGATAGATTTTCTAAGTATCTTACAGCTATAGAATATCCAAAAGAAAAGACCTCTTGGAATATTGCAGGTATAATAAAAGGTAGTAACGCTTTTTATAGATTTGATGTTAGAGAAATGTTTGAAATGTCAGATGGAACACCAGCGCAGAGTGGACGTCTTGATACGAAAGCTCAAAAAATGGTTCTTGAAGGCGAGAAAGAATGGCTTATTTTAGATTTAGAAGAGCTTCACGAATATATACGTAGAGAAAAGAAGAAAGAAGTATACATAAACGATTTGATATCAGATCTAGAATGGACTATATTTTTACAAAAATGAAAGAAGAAGAATTTAGATTAGATAGTTTTATAGGGGGTTGGTATATACCTGAAGAAATCTGTACTAACTTAATAGATTTTTTTAACAATAAAAAAAATAGGCAACTTAAAGGTCTTTCTGGAAATGCTATAATTGATGAAGATTGGAAAAAAAGCACAGATATTGGATTAAACGCATACGATAGTATTTTAGATGACTATTATATTTATTTAGATAAATGCTTAAAACTATATACAAAAAGATATCCTGAGACTAATTCTTTATTATCTAGATACGATCATTACAGAGAGGGCACTAACATACAAAGATATTTACCTGGTGAGGGTTTTTATAAATGGCATTGTGAAAGAGCCGGTAAAAACAATTGTACAAGAACTTTAGTTTTTATGACTTATCTAAACAACGTTAAGGATGGAGGCACTGAATTTAAGTATCAAGGGATTAAAGCTCCAGCTAAAACAGGTCTAACATTGATATGGCCCACTGATTTCACTCACACTCATAGAGGCATGATAGCAAAAGAAACAAAATATATAATTACAGGCTGGTTTAATTTCATATAATGGACTATATTTTTGACCAAAAACTAGTATAGTAAGTTATTATGGCATTAAAAAAAGTAAGATTCCAACCAGGCTTTGATAAACAAGGAACTCCCGCAGCATCTCCAGGTAAATGGATCGACGGTGACTTTGTTAGATTTAGATATGGCATACCTGAAAAGATTGGAGGATGGCAACAACTAACTAACGATCAACATACTTTACCAGGTGTAGCTAGAGCTCAACATACTTGGACATCTTTAGCTGGAGAGAAATACGCTGCTATTGGAACATCTCAAGGTTTGTTTTTATATTATGGTGGAGCTTTTTATGACATTAGTCCACTAGACAGTGCCCTATCAGGCACAGGAACTTTTACAACTTCAGCTGCGGCCGCAGCCACGGTAACAATTAATTTTACAAGTCATGGATTAGAGCCAGGTCGATACATTGTTTTAAGTTCTGTATCCATGGGAGCTAACACAACTTTAGCGGCAGATGATTTTACTACTCACCCTTTTGAGGTTTTAACAACCGCAACCAACTCTTTTACCATCAGTTTAACTAATCCCGCTGCCGGTGTTACAACGACAGAGAACAACGGAACAGGAATGAGCGCTGGTGGATCGGTAACCGTAACTCCGTATGCTGAAGTAGGACCCACTGCTCAAACTCTTGGTTATGGATGGGGAACATACTTATGGGGAAACTCTACGTGGGGTACAGAACGAGCAACTTCTAACGTGACACTAGAACCAGGTAACTGGTCATTAGATAATTTTGGAGAAACTTTAATAGCAACCATCGCTAATGGTAAATCTTTTACGTGGGACGCAGGAGCAACTAATGCTCGTACTATAAGGGCAGCTTTAATGAGCGGAGCTCCGACAGCTTCAAGATTAACTATTGTTTCTGAAACAGATAGACACTTATTTCATCTAGGGACTGAAACAACAATCGGTAACACTGCAACTCAAGACCCTATGTTTATTAGATTTTCAGATCAAGAATCTACATCTGTATATGCGCCAACAGCTACAAACACAGCTGGGACATTTCAATTAGATAAAGGAAACAAAATTGTAGCTGCTGTTCAAGGTAAAGATTATATTTTAATTTTAACAGATCAAGCAGCTTATGTTGCGCAATTTGTTGGACCACCATTTACATTTAGTATTAGACAAGTAGGAACTAATTGTGGTTGTCTTGGACAACATGCTGTGGCCTTTGCACAAGGTGCTGTTTATTGGATGGGAACTTCGGGTGGCTTTTTTCAATATGATGGTACTGTTAAACAATTACCATGTTTAGTTGAAGACTTTGTATTTACAACAGGAGACGGAAACTTAGGTTTAAATTTTAACGCTAGTGAAATTGTTTACGCAGGACACAATAGTTTATACACAGAAGTAAATTGGTTTTATCCAAAATCAGGATCTTTACAAGTAGATCGAGTTGTTACCTACAATTACGGCGAAGCCAGTTGGTATACTGGTTCTTTAGATAGAACGACTTACCAAGATGCTGATGTATTTACAGCACCGTATGCTACAAACTATGTAGCTAAAGGCGGAAGTGGAACTAATGATCCGTCAGATGTTCCATTATTTCCTATATCTGGAATCACTAACACCTACGGAGCCACTGTTTATTATGCCCAAGATGTAGGCACAGATCAAATCAATAGCACTGGCACAAGTGCCATAGCAGCATTTATTAGGTCTTCAGATTTTGATATTGATGACGGAGAATTTATAATGTCAATGAGAAGATTTATTCCTGATTATAAACAAATTGTAGGTAACTCAAAGATTTCATTATTTATCAGTGACTTCCCATCGGAGACACAAACCGTATCGCCCCTAGGACCATTTACGATCACAAGCTCAACCACTAAAATAGATACTAGAGCTAGAGGTAGATTGTTAAGTGTAAAAATAGAAAACGAATCAGTTGGAGAGACTTGGAGATATGGATCTCTTAGACTAGATGCACAACCAGATGGTAGAAGATAATGGCAAAGATAACTATTTACATACCTGAACCTTCAGAGGACTACAATCCACAGAATCAAAGACAGATTGTGGAGTCCTTGACAACATTGAAACAACAACTTAATTTTTCTTTTCAACAAGATTTAAAAAATGAACAAGATACTTTCAATTACTTTTTATCATGACAATTAGATATAAAAACCAAGGTTTCAAACAAGCTAGCACAGGCAAGACTACTGTTCTTACTTGCCCTACTGATGGGGCAATTATAGTTAAAAGTATCTATTGTGCAAATATCC